AAATGAAAGTATACGAGTCTTTTAATCAAAATGATACTATGAATCAACCAGTTACAGAACCAGTTGTAAAACCAGCTCCAACTAAACCAGCGGAACAACCTGTAAAGCAACCAAGTAGAAAGGATAAACCTTTCTTACCATTGCCAGAAGTAACGCCAGACCCAAAAGCAATCAAAGAAGGTAAATTTGATTATGATACATATCACAAAACACTTTCTAGTGCTTTGGATGCTGTTAGAGGTTATGTTGCAAAAAAAGGTTATGATGAGGTTGAATTCAGCATGAATGATGTTCAACATGTACCTTACGGTCATACTGAAAAATTCACAAAAGAATTAAACAAAGGTGGTGTGCCACAAAGAAAAGCTTTACACGTTCAAATTTACAGAATGGAAAGCGGTAATTACGAATTAAACGCTTATATTAGTTAATGAAAGACGTTTTTTTGATATATGTTAATATGGTTGGTAAAGATTATAAAGGTGATTATCTTTATGAATTTATCTTTTCCGATACCACCAAAAATATTGACGGTGATGAGTGGGATACATTCCCAGCTTCTGGTAGACCAGAAGCACCCCACGAACACTTTATCAAGAAGGTTGGCCGTTTGGAGTCAGAATTAAAATTGGATGTTATACAGAATAGTGATACGTTCGCTGTTTGGGATGCGGTTGACGGAGTTATAGCTTTGGCATGGGAAAACATCAATGCTTATGATGCTTACCCAGAAAAAAGACTTTGTTTTAAATTTGGTGAACCTTTGAAGAATGTTGAAGGTAAACTATACGAAAAAGACCTAATACTAAACTACAATAAAGAATATCATGGAGAACCAAAATAACCTAAACGAATTAAATATGGATTACACAACTTATACCAAAGTAAAGGGTAAGATGAATCCACAAGACAGAAAAAGTGTAACTATTACTGGTGATAAACCAGCAACGTCTTCATCTTCTATGTCAATGGCTAGCACCATGGAAGAAAATGAAATGTCAGCACCAGAAGCGGTAATTGAACCGCAAGACAAAGCTACTATTCAATATCTTTCAAATGTAAAAGATGCCAACACTGGTGAAATATCACAACCTTTTAACATTGGTGATAAAAAATATCAAATGGTTAGAGGTGTTCACCCAACTGGTGATGTTGGATTGGCCGTATTCTGCCATGATGATATGGATGACAAGGGTGAAAATATTATTCATTCTATGGAGTATTTTGAAGAAAACATAGCCAAACCTATGAAAGAACAAATGGGTATGGTTGGTCAAGATATTCAAGTGGTCCCAAAGATTAAAGAAGACGGTTATGACTTTGCAGCTGCTGAAAGAGAATACCATGACAAAGAGGCTTTTATGGACTATTTAAACTTGTCTGATATTGAACCAAATTACAAACATTTTTTCGTTAATATTAAAAATGGTAATATCGTAGCTAAGTTTAAAAATACCAAAGATATGATTAAGTCTGGAATCAAGTTGGGGCCAGATGAAGATTATATGGATATCAAAACGCTTAAGAGATTTAGATTTGGCGATTATTTTAAAGGCGATGTTAACGAAGTTGATGACGCAGCACAAGATGGTGGAACCAACATACCTAAACTTCAAGCTGATGTTAAAAAATTGACTACCTTGATTAAAAACAAATTTAGCGTATATTTGAGCAAACTGGATAAACCCATAGAACAAGCACAGTTTTTAACTGCTATGGCTAATAAAATTGGTGTTCCTTTGAATAAATTAAGCACCATCATTAGTAGTTATAAAGATATAGCGGCTGATGATAAAGCAACAGGTGGTAAACCACCAGTTACAACTGAAAAAAAAGTTATGACAAAAGGACAACTTGAAGAAAGTTTGAAACCTAAGAAAACTATAAAAGTAGTAAAAGTAAAAAATATAAAATAATGAGTGATTACAAAAAAATAGCTGAAAACGCTTTAAAAAGAGCCAATAAAGTTAAAACTTTGAACGAAGGAGTTGTGTATCCAGAAGGTATGTCTGAAAGAATGCACAAAAATCTTGAAGAAGATTTGCTTAATGGCAATCATTCTTTAGGTAAACACCCTATTTTCCCAGAAGGTGATGAATCTAGTTTTGAGGAAAAGATAATGGGTGAACGTTTTAGCGAAGTTGCTAAACGTTACAAAAGAGCATTTGATGTTGATTCAATCGACAACAGAGAAGTTATGAGAGAAATGATGCCATTGGTTTACGAAACAATGGGTATGGAAGCTAAACATAAAAAAGCTCTTTGTAAATTGGCTGAAGAAATGATTCGTGAAGAATTTGATATGAGCAAGGATGTTGTTGAAATACACGCTGAATTGACCAATGAAATCAATATGGTTGGTACCAAGAAAAACCCTAAACCTATGGCTACAGAAACTCAATTTAAGAACCACGATGAAATGGTCAACGCCAAAGATGAGGTTTACAGAAGAAGATTTATGAATGCCATGATACAAGGTGCTGCTAAAAAATGCAACCACATGTTTCATATGGTTGACGATGAGTTGACCGATTTGGACCCAAGACTTCCAAACAAATATGCCAAAATGATGGCAGCTGCTGATTACATGTACTATGTTATACCTAACATGGAAAATGGTATAAATGGTGGTGTTGTAAGGGTTCAATTCCCAACAGCATCAAATCCTAAAGCTGTTATATATGCACAAGCAATGGTATTCCCAGTTCTTATTCATGAATTGGTTAAGGGTGTAATGGAACTATTATCAGCACATGCTTTGCCTAAAAACAAAAGATTAGGTGAGTACGTAATCAACAAGGCTGACTTCTTGGCCGCTGAACCATGGGATATGAGAATGGGGCCAGGTCTATGGGGTAGATTTACGAATATGATTGAACCAGATGATTTCCATTTGAAACATCACATTTATACAGAATTAGCTTCACTTCCAGTTAAAGAATTCAACGTTAAAATGAGAGAAATTATGGCTGGTACCAAAGAAGGTAAGAAGATAATCCAAGGCATTGTTAACGAGGTTAAAGCTGGGTTGCAAGAAGATGAATTCAATGAGGCGATGAACGAGATAAGCAAAAAGAATGAAGGTGCGATGGAAACAACTTCCGATGATACTGAAAGCGACAAAGGTTTTAATTTTGAAGACCTTTTTGGTAACGAAAACGGTGAAGATTCCGATGATGATTCCGATGGTTTCAAGTTTGATGATTTATTCTAAAATAACGATTACATAGATACAATAGGGCCCCATATGGGGCCTTATTTATTTAAAATAGGGCACTTTATTGTACACTAGCATATTTATAGTAAAAAAGAATATGCTAACAACGACTGAAATATTTAAAGAGTACGCCAAATGTTTGACGAGTCCAATCTATGCGATTGAGACTTATTTGGAAACATTTGACAAAACTCAAGAGGGGTTTGTACCGTTCAAGCTATTCCCTAGACAAAAAGAAATTATCCATGCTTATGATAGGCATAGATTTAATCTTATTACCAAACCTAGACAGGCTGGTGTATCTACTACAACAGCTGCATATATGTCAATCAAAGTTGGTTTCGCTGATGCTGAAAACCCAGAAGCGGTTCTAATCGTTGCCAACAAACAAGAATTGGCTTTTGAATTCCTTGCCAAGATTAAAGATTTTGTGTCTCAATTACCAAGATGGGTTTGGGGTGCTGAATACTACGGCAACGCCAAAAACGAAGCCAAGAGTATCTTCCTTACAGATTCCAAAAAAGAAATTAAATTGCCTAATGGTAGCCGTGTAAAAGCGGTTGCTACTTCAAAAGATGCGTTGCGTGGTTTCACACCAACATATCTTGTAATGGATGAAGCTGCTTATATTGATAACGGTGCTGAAGTATTCGGTGCTGCTTTGACTGCGTTGGGTACGGGTGGTAAAGCAACTCTTATTTCTACACCACGTGGTATGGATGCTTTGTATTACAAAACATACGACCAAGCCAAGAAAAAAGAAAACAACTTCAATATCATTGAAATGAAATGGTATGAAGATTTGCGTTATAACAAAGATTTGAAGTGGTTGAAAGATGACCTAGTTGAACCAGAAGTAGAATTTACCTTCGATTCATATAAAAGAAGACTTGACGATGGGTGGAAACCTACTTCATCATGGTATGAAGAAATGTGTCGTGGTATGAACAATGATGCCAAGATGATTGCACAAGAATTGGATGTATCATTTATTGGTTCTGGTGGTAACGTTATTGAGGAACAGTACATTGATTTGCAGAACAAAAACAACGTAAAAGACCCTATCATAACCAAAGGTGCTGAAAACGAAACATGGATATGGGAACTTCCACAAGAAGGACATCAATATGTCATGGGTGTGGACGTATCCAGAGGTGATGGTGAGGACTCTTCCACTATTGTTGTGGTTGATTTTACCACAATGGAACAAGTTATGGAATATCAAGGTAAGATTCAACCAGACCTGTTGGCTCAATTGGTAGAAGAATATGGTGAAATGTATAAAGCATATACTGTAGTCGATGTTACTGGTGGTATGGGTGTATCTACTGTATTGAAGTTGCTTGAATTTGATTACAAGAGACTTCATTATGATAACCAAAACGGTAAGATTTTATCAGCTAGACAAAGAGAACTATCTACTTACAACAAAGAAAACAAAATTCCAGGTTTTCACGCAACATCAGTTCGTTTACCGATGATTTCAAATCTTGAATTCAAGATTAGAACAGACGCTATCAAGATTCGTTCAGCAAGAATGACTTCAGAAATGAAAACATTCATCTATAAAAATGGTAGACCAGACCACATGGAAGGTTATCATGATGACTTGCTTATGGCTTTGGGTATGTGTTTATGGGTGGTTGAACATTCATTCAAGAACTTAGAAAAACTAGAAAAACAAAACAAAGCTATTTTGAATAGTTGGTTGGCTGGGGTTAATACCAACCCTACACAAACAGACCTTGAAAGAGGAAGCAGCTTTGTTAGCAAAGAAAACAGAAACAGGACATCAGCCCCAAAACCTAAATTTAACCCAATAGTATCTAAAAATATGCAAGACCCAAATGGTCAGTATATGTGGTTATTTAGCGGAACAAAATAAAAATAAAGTCTTTATTTTTAATAAAAAAACAGTATAATTTAATATAAAAATACAATATGGCAGAAAAACAAAAATTGACGGTGTTTCAAAGGCTTGGACAAATCATTGGGCCAGATGGACCTAAAGTAAAACAAAACCAACCACAACCACAAAGATACAATATAGGCAATGACGTGCTATTAAAAACAGACAACAAATCTGATTTTGAAAGAGCCAAGTTACAAGCACAACAAAACAAGTACTTGGGTCAAATGTGGAAAAAGGTTGAAAGTGGATTGTTCCAACAATCTATCAACTATGAAACAACACGTATTGGTTCCTATTCAGACTTTGAAGCAATGGAATTCTATCCAACCATAGCAGCTGCTTTGGATGTAATGATGGAAGAATCTTCTACGCTTAATGACAAAGGTAGAATAATGAATATCTACTCAGACAGTAAACGTGTTAAAGGTATTCTTGAGGATTTATTCTTTAATAGATTAGATTTACACGTATCGTTGCCTATGTGGGTTAGAAATACATGTAAGTATGGTGATAACTTTGTTTACTTGAACATTGATGAACAACACGGTGTACTAGGAGCCAAACAAATGCCAAACTATGAAATGGAACGTAGAGAAAGTGGCTTGTTTGATATGATTACTGGTCGTGATACACCAAATCATAATGTAGCTACAGCTGATAAAACCAAATTTTTTTGGAGAGGACGTGACGTTGAGTTCAACTCATGGCAAATAGCCCACTTCCGTTTATTGGGTGATGATAGACGTTTGCCTTATGGTACTTCTGTATTGGAAAAAGCTAGACGTATTTGGAAACAACTTATTCTTTCTGAAGATTCAATGCTAGTTTATCGTGTAACTCGTGCTCCAGAAAGACGTGTGTATAAAATTTATGTTGGTAATATTGATGACGGGGATGTTGAAGCATATGTAAACACAATCGCTGATAGATTCAAACGTATGCCTATCATTGACCCACAAACTGGTCAAATGGATTTGCGTTACAATCAGTTGTCTAATGACCAAGATTATTTTATTCCAGTTCGTACTGAAGATGCACCAAACCCAATTGATACATTGCCAGGTGCCACAAACTTAGACCAAATTGCAGATATTGAATATTTGAGAAGCAATTTGTTTACAGCACTTAGAGTTCCCAAACCATTCTTAGGTTTTGACGAGGCTGCTGGTGAGGGTAAGAATCTTGCGTTGCAAGATATCCGTTTCTCTAGAACCATAAACAGAATTCAACAAGCTATGTTGCAAGAGTTTAACAAGATAGCAATTATTCACTTGTATTTGTTAGGGTTTGAAGAAGATTTTGATAACTTTACCCTTACTCTTAATAACCCATCTACTCAAGCTGAAATGCTTAAGATTGAACACATGCAAACCAAAGTTACGCTTTACAAAGACGCAGTATCTGATTCTGGAAATGGATTTGGTGCTATGTCAATGACTCGTGCAAAAAGAGATATCTTAGGTATGTCTGATGATGAAATCAAACAAGACCTTCTTGAACAACGTATGGAAAAAGCTGCTTCAGCTGAATTGGCTAACTCTGCCAATGTAATCAAACACACAGGTATGTTCGATATCGTAGATAGAGTTTATGGTGACTTTAAACTAGCCCTTAAAGGTGGTGGTGGAGCTGGAGCTGAAGGAGAAGGTGGAGAAGAAAGTAGTGGTGGTGGAGGCGGTGGCCTAGGTGGTTCATTTGGCGGTGGTGGAGCTGGCGGTGAAGATTTAGATTTCGGTGATGAAAGCGAAGCAGCTACAGAAGCTGGTGGCGAAGCTGGTGCTGCCGAAGCAGAAGCTGGTGCTGAAGAAGCTGGTACTGAAGCTGGGGCAGAAGAAGCAGCTCCAACAGAAGTTACTGAATCAGTAAAGAAAGTACAAAATATCCTTAAAGAACAAAAGGTTGTCTTGGCTAAGAAATTAGACGAAAGAACCAAAAAGTATCAAGGTAAATTTATGGAAAGACTTATTGAGTCAGTAAAATCAACACCAAAAGAACAAGTAGAAAAAATAAAAATTTACAACA